ATCAGCCCGAGGTCCGACAAATTCCTCGCAATCCTGGGCCCGTACATCAGCAGCCTGGAACATCAACTGGTGAGAAGGGACGGCCCCGGGTACTTGGTAAAGGGCCTGGATCAAAAGGCAAGAAACGCTTTACTAAGTAAACAGTTTACCGGCTACGCACACTTCCTTGAGACTGATTATTCGAGATTTGATAGAACTGTCTCGGAGGAGATGCTCGAGAACGTTCAAGACGTTCTCCTTATGCATCCATTTCAAGGACCAGAACACCACCTGTTCAGGGAGTGCTTGCGATTGGCCCGTCAGACTGTTGGCAAAAGCGACTATGGAGTGTCTTATAAGATCGATGGTACCAGGTGCAGTGGAGACGCTCACACGTCAATCGGAAATGGCCTACTTAATGCTTTCAACACCTACGTATGCTTGCGACACATCCCTGGTTGGACGTCTGTCCATGAAGGCGATGATGGAGTGATTGCGCTGCGTGAGGGCACTCAAGATTGTGCCCTCGATGCCATGGAACAACTGTGGTTCTTAGGTTACAAAGTAAAAATGGACCATTACTACCAACTCGATGACGTGTCTTTTTGTGGCAGACACTGGTACACGGAAAACGGACAGTTACGAGATACGGCTGATGTCATCCGGTCGCTCAATAAATTTCATACGACAGTGAGTAATATGAAATCTAAATCACTGCTGTATGCTAAGGCCCTCTCGTACGGACACAGCGACCTAAACACGCCCATAATCGGCCCACTGTGTTATGCTATCACCACAGTATTGCGCAATCAAGTATCTTTCAGCGCAATGAAGAGGGCTGATCTTGCCATCAGAGGAACCCGATGGCAATACAAAGATGAGGCCTACGACTTTACCAAATCTCTGCCGGAATGCGATATAGCCGCAAGTGCCCGTGCAGCAGTTGCTCGTCGTACTGGTCTCTCACCTGCTAGGCAAATCCAACTGGAGAAGGAGTATCTCAAGATGATTGAGGTGGGGCTTCTTCTCGTGCCGCCTAAAATTCAGCAGGATTGGCTTCTCAAAGAAGATGCCTTCGTCTATGGCGACCCGACTACCTGGTCGCGCTAAACCCAC